AACCGGGGCAGCATGCTGCATGTACCGCTTGAGCGTGGCCATCGGCACCTGGGTGTGGGCAGCAACCAACTGCAACGGTGGCAGCACCTGATGCTCCTGCTCATGGTCAAACATGAACTCGGAGGCCTTGTTGATGATCCGGTAGGCATGCTCCGGCAACCGAATGTGCTTCCCCTTGCTGTTGATGCCTCGGCTGATCGCCTGACGAATCCAAGCAAAGGCATAGGTGGAGAACTTGTAACCCCGGCTGGGGTCAAACTTGACGATGGCGCGCTGCAGGCCAATCATCCCCTCTTGAATCAAATCCTCCGGCAGCAAGTTGCCCCCGACGTGGCGGTAACGGTTGGCAATCGTCACCACCAAACGGATGTTGCAGGCAAACAGACGATCAGAGGCGCGTTTGCCGCGCCGCATGATGGCCTGCTCTTCCCGCGTCGGGTTGGCCTTTTGCTGCAGCGCCACCCAATTTTGAACCTGGCGGCCCAGCTGGATTTCTTCGGCTGGCGTCAGCAGCGGGAACCGGCGAGAGCGCTCAATGATCCAATCGACCGTGGTGTTGTCAGCCATGGCCTCATGCGTCAGCAGCGGGCTGCTGAGCCAGTAGCCACGTTGCCCAGGCCACCATCATCTGGCCGGTCTGGGGGTTGAGCGTGGCATTGGGGTAGGACTGGCGCCACCAGGCAGCCAGCTGATCTTCCAGGGATGGGGCGGCGGGCGCTTCGGGTTCGGTGCTCATCAGGGCTGTGTAGGTGCTGTGGCATGGGTGCTGTGGATCGTGGCGGCCATCGGCGGCGTAGGCGGCCTCTAAGGCGTCTTGGCGCGCCTGTTGCTCAATCGGGTGGCAGTCGCTCATCAGAACGGCATCTCGGCGCTGGTGCTGCTCTGGGCGCTGCTCACAGCCCCTTTGCTAAGCGATGGGTTGATGGTTCCAAATTCACCGTCGCGGCCCTCTTTGCCTTTGCCGTTGATGTAAAAACCTTCAACCTCAACTTCTGCCTTTTTCTCGTAATCCCAGATCTTGCCGGTGCGCTGGCGCCCATCATCGTCGGCGCTGTTAATGAGGTACTGCGCCAAGGCATAAGCCGAGTCACGCGGCACGAACAAGGTCAGCGACCTGGGTTGTTTGCCGCTGTTGTCGTAGCGGTTCTCGCCGGTGCTCCATTTGATGGGCTTGGGCAGGGCTGCTTTGAAATTAGAAGTGGCCATGGGGTCAGTGGATAACAGGAAGGTCGAAGTAGCGGCGCAGGCAGTCATGGACCGCGCCGCTGGGAGTGAGCTGATGCTCATGGGCGTGCTGCTGGATCAGTTCCATCACGTCAGGCCAGAGATGGGCGCCAACCTTGATGGAGCGGGTGCTGCGGGCATACCGCCGCGCTTTGCGCTCGCTAGTGCTAGTCATCACAGGCGCACCAAGCGGTGGGAGCGGAGCGATGGGCGTAAAAATCAACCGGCTTGATTGCAATGCTGTGATCCTGCAACAGCAGCGGCTGCCTTAGTTGAACCCACGCCGACTTAGCCCGCTCAAACGTGCAGAAGCGGTGTTCAATCGGCACTTCATTGGCGCTATGCACAAAGTGCATAGTCGTGCCGTTGATGTCGGCCAGATACTGGCCCTCAGCGTTGATCAGCACCCAGCACACCCGGTGCAGATAAGGATCGGGCCAATAGGGCAAGCAAGGATCGTGCCTGCTGCAATAGAGCGCGTTGAGCGCAGTGGTTGCCGTAGGCGGTGATACGGGCATCGAATGCAGCATCTGCATAAGCGTCGTGTTCGACAGACTCGACGGTGGCGATGGCTCGGGATACAGCCGCGAGAGCAGCGTGGATGTCGTCATGCGGTTGCGGGTGTCTGGATTTCATGCAGTTTCTGCATCAAAAAGTCGCGGTGCTCAGTGGTCTTGATGTAATCAGCTGCCTTTTTGTCGGCGGGCAGCTCAAAGCGCTGCTGAAAAGCCTTGATCACCGCAGCGCGTTGCGTTTCATTGACCTTCAGCACGGCATTGACCAGCTCCTGAACCTGTTCGCTGGTGAGGGCGCTGGCGCCCAGCTTCTTGGCGACAGGCTTCACCACTGCAGGCTTGCTAGCGCTAGCAGTCGATGCCGTGTCTTCTTCGCGCATGGGGTTCTCGATCTCCACCCGCGCCCACAGCTCATAGCCGAGGCCAAAGGTGAACGCGGCAGCCGTGCACAGGCAGCGGCGGTGCGTGTCGGTCAGAACCCGAGCGGTAATCCGCTCCGCTGGAATCGGGTTGTTGCGGTTGTCCATGCAGGCCTGCGGAAAGTCCGGGGTCTGCTGGCCGGCGTTGATGAAGTAGCCCACCACATAGCCACTGCCATCGGGCGCGGTCCAGATGTGGTGCCCTTCGGCGGTTTGGCGCAGCGCAAACTGCCAACCCGATGCATGGACGTGCAACAGGTGAGCAATGCGGGCCCAGTTCACATAGTCAGCGGCATAGCTGCCGGTGCCTTTGCTGGAGATGTCATCGGGCGTGATGACACCTCCCAGATTCGGGATCCCCGAAATTGGGACGGTCTCAGTCATGGGTGCGGGTATCGGGCGCCGGATCGGTCGCGGCGCTCCCTGCACCCTAAGACTAGGGTCCGCTAGCTGTCAACCATTCTCCCAGGCCGCTAGCGCATCGGCCACCGGATCCCCACCATCTGCCGCTAATCCGCTCCATTCCTGCGGCGTCCATTCATGCCAGCCGCTCAGCACGTTGCGCAGCAGGTCGCGCTGCGACGGGCTGAGCTCCTTGCAATGCTTCTCCAGTTCGCGCCACGCCACTGCCGGACTGAGGCTTTTGGCCTTGGCAATCGCTTCAAAGGTGGCCTGGTGTTCTGCGCTCAGGGTGGCCGCGTCCTCAGCGCTTAAGGGCTTTGGGAAGTTGGCCCACTCCGGCCCGTCCAGCTCACCGACAAAATGGGCGAAAAAGTCCGAAGCCCGCCAGGGGATGCCCTCGGGGGTGGTGATTGGCTCGCTATCGGTCAACCGGTCTTTCAGGCGCCGGTCCACGACGCCGCTGTAATCGCCCTGGGCCACGCGCTCATTGGCCATGGCCAACTGCATGAAGGTCAGCGGGCTGGGCTGCTCCGTTTTGCCGTTTTGGAGCTTGTTGAAGCTGCTGTCGCGCACGGCAGGGAAGCCGGCCTCGTGGCCCCAGTCCTGCAGGGTGCTGTGAATCCAGCCGTTGCGATTAACCCAAGCCGTCAAGGTGCGGCCAAACCGCAAACGCAGCTCGGGCGAGGGGTAGGCAGCGCGGTCAGGTTCCATGGGCTAGGGGTCGCTTGAGGGGAGCCTAGCACTAGCGACAAGGTGACGCCTCCCCGCCGCTGGGCAGCCTCAGGGTGATCGACTCCACTTCATGGCCGCGCACCACCACCCGCTCCACTAGCTCAGAGAAAAACGCCCGGCAGCGGCTGGCATCCTCTTGCGCCATCTCCCAGAAGTGATCACCGGCCAAGGCCTGCTCCATGGCATTGCGCTCCTGCGCTGTCACCTTGCTGGTAATCCGCTGTTCAATCAACTTGGCCAGCCGGGCCTTTTTCTTGGCAATCGCCTCAGCAAAATCTGGATCGCCTTGTGCCTCCAGCTCTTTGATCTGCTGCGTCAGCGCTTGTTCACTGCTGCAATCACCGTGAGCGTCGGGGTGGTTGCCCAGCGCAAGGGCCAGCAATTGTTCTTTGCACTGCCGCAGCTCGCGCCAAATCGCGGCTTCCACCACGTCGGCACGGATTCTAGTTTTTTTGGCGCCAACGCAATCGTTGCCATGGCAAAACAAATACCTGTAAGTCTTGTCTTCAACGTGCTGGTAATACAACGTCCTGCCGCAATTCCCGCAAGACACCAGCCCGGTCAACTTGCCTACATACTTTGGGCTTAAAGCGCTACGCTTTCGGTTGCGATGATTAGACAAGATTTTAACGATCTGCTGATGCTGCGCTTTGCTAATCAATGGCGGATGACAGTCAGGATAGATTTCTGCCCAGTCCCAAGGTTGCCGCATCCGCTTGGTCAATTTTCCCTTGCTATCTCTCACGGCATAGGTTCTGCCATACACGCGATAACCAGCCAGCGTTGGGTTGCCAATCCACCGACGAAAACTGCAGGGATTGTGCAAACTGCAGCCCGGTATCTTGACGGCATCCCGCAACAGCGGCCGGATCGTTTGTTCTTTCAAGAAACGATCAACCAAGGCTCTGGCTTGAGGCGCTGTCTCTGGATTCAATTCATAGTTGTCGCGTTGATCGTTGTAGCGATAGCCAAACGGGGCATACGGCCCCAACGGCACCAATTTTTTGCGGTGAAAGGTTTTGCCATGGCGCACCCGCTCGCTCAGCCGGTCGCTCTCAGCCACCGCAAAGCTGATCAGGATGTTGGCCATCAGCCGCCCGCTCGGCGTGGCCAGGTCCAGCGAGTCGTCCAAGGCCAGCAGGCTTGGCGTGTCAGGCGCGCTGAAGTAGGTCAGCAGTTCTGCGCCATTGGCCATTGAGCGGCTGAGCCGGTCCAGGCGGGTGCAGATGACCCGATCCAGCTCCCCGCGCTGGCAAGCGGCCATCAGACGCGCCAGCTGGGGCCGGTCATTCCGTGTGCCCGACATCACCTCAACAAACTCGATGGCCTCGTGGCCAACGGCAGCTGCACGCAGTCGATCTAATTGCTGGGTCAGGGCATTTTCTTGCTCATCGCTCTCACTGGAAACCCTGGCGTACAGCCCAACCCTCATAAATTGCAGGCTTTAGGCTACGCTAGCAACTAGCCAATCCCATCGGGATGGGGTTGGCGTCCCACCAACATCCCGAAAACCCGCATGGACACTACCGTTTCAGCCAAAGCCGCCGCTGCGTCAAGCGGCACAACTGACGCAATTGAGTGCCGCCCCTTGGCTCGCGTCATTCGTGACAACCTGCAGGGCAGCGGGGACAACCCGCTCGACTGCCTGGCCGGAGCCCGTGAATCAGTAACCGAGCTAATTGCCTACTTGCTGGACCATCACGAGCTGCCCGAAGCAGTTGCATTGGAGTTTGAGGCAGCCCTGGCTCACGTGGCTGCTGCCGAGGCCCACGTGCGAATGGCAGCGACCCGCTGCCGCTAATCCGCAGCACCATCGCAGCACCGGGCATCAACCCTTGGCTAGCCATGGCTTAAGGTGTCGTTACTTGCTAGCCAACCCAATCGGCTAGCAGCAGGAGCACCGATGCCCACCGCAACCGCTTTTCGATCACCTAAACGGGTCTGCATCACCGTCAGCTATGCCGTTGCCCAACGCCTGGAGCGCCGCTCCGGGGAAGAGGGCCGCAGCACCAGCAACCTGGCTGCCTACCTACTGGAGGTGGCTCTAGACGCCTTGGATCCCAAGCCCAACCCAATCACCAAACGCTGGCCCAATGGCTGAACCACCGCCCCGGACAACCGGGGCTTTTTTGTGCCCACACCACCGGTAGCGCCCTGCAACCCATGGGACCCATGCGGCTAGGGGTCGAGGTGTTGACCATCCAGCTAGCTACCGCTAGTCTCTGCACGCTGCTGCACCCTGCAGCACTTTGCATCACGGAGCAATGCCACGAATCACCCTCACATTGGAGCCTGATCTGTACGAACAGATCCTGGCCAGCAAGCCCAAAAGGCAGGCCCTGTCTGCGTTCTGCGCTGACCTAATCGAGCAACAAACACTAGGGCTTGACAGCGCTAGTAGATTACCCGCGTACCGTGTCGGTGCGGGAACCCAGTCACTCACGGCTGTTGGTTCAGTGGCTACTACGGCACCTGAAGCAGACCTAAGCCGGTCTGCATCCAATGCCTCAGACGCCCTCAGCGATGAGCAGGTGGCTGTTGAGGTTTTGGATTTTGACGAACTTACCCACGGCCTTGAACCCAAAAAAAAGGGGGGTGCAGGGGGGAAAAAAATCAGTCCTTTCACCCGACGCACGCTTGAGCCTGAGCTGATCCCTGATGACCTGTTGGACTGCCAGCAGCTGCTGCCGGAGTTCTGGGCCGTCAAAAAGGGTACCCGCTCTGAACAGGTATGGAACCGGGTCTGCAACAAGCTGCGTCAGTGGTCACCAGACCAACGTCGTGAGGCTCTGGAGCGGGCCATTGCCAGCGGTTGGGGGGATGTCTTTGATCCGCCCTCAGTCAAGGCCGCACAGGGCAACGGCGGCGGCTACGTCGATTCGATTAGCCGCGACCGTCAGGTGATGGCCAGCTTCCTGTCGATGGTCGGCAACAGCGAGGAGGCCGCATGATTACCGAAAAGGATTTCGCGGCCGTCCTGCAGGCCCTGAGCCGCACGCTGCCGCGCTTCAAACCATGGGATGAGACGGCCATGGCCCTGGCCTGGATGACATTCCCTGCCAAGGCCAAGCAAGACCTCACCCGTGAGATCTGGCTGTATGCCGCCGGCCAGCGGCGCCTCGATCCCAAGCCGCCTGAGGATCAGCCGCTCGACATGCAGCTGCTGGATTACGTCTACCGCAACCGTGATGGGCGTGCCTGTGTGGACTGGGGCCTGAAGGCTGATCTGCCCGAGCGGATGCAGCGCCCCAACGTGTTCAACCCGCAGCCGGTGCCCGGCCAGCTGCCGGCAGCGCCAGAGCCACCGGTGACCAATCCGCTGCTGCAGGGGGTGCCATGGTGACCCAGCTGGCATTGATCCTTGAAGGTGAGGCCCGCAAAGACGACGGCATGACCCGCGCCTGGGACCATGCCAACGTGGACTGGAAAGCTGCTGCCCTGGCCGTCGTGCAGCACCTCGCCAGCACCCACACCAGCTTCACCACCGATGCGGTCTGGGCTGAACTGGACGCCCTGGGCTATGCCACCCGTGAGCACCGCGCCATGGGTGCCGTGATGCGCCAGGCCGCGCAGCAGAACTGGATCGTCAAAACTGACCGCGTGGTGCCAACGATGCGGCCTATGGCCAACCGCCGCCCTGTTGCCGTGTGGCAATCACTAGCACTAAGGAGCACTTATGCAGCCCCTTTCTGACGTCCATTCGGTCAAGGCCATCCTGCAGCGCGGCATCAATGCCGGCTACTGGACCCTTGAAACTCTCGACACACCACCAGCCGCCTACACCCGCGAAATCACCGCCGCCCGCAAGTCCGAATACTTCAGCCCCACCTATCAACCCCCTGTCCCCTACCGCAACCTCCTGCGCACCCATGCCGCCCCTGAAGCCGTCCAGCCCATCAGCCCCAGAGACTTCGACGTGGCTTCAGCCACTAGGGCTAACGAGGAACAGCCAAACATGGACCTACTCCCTCAGCAATGGCCACCAGTTCCCCGTGTCAGTCACCAGCCTGATCAGTGCGGTCACCAAAACCCCGGAGCAGATGGCGCAGATCATGGCAACCAAGGACAGCTGGGAACCACGCGGGAACACCTGCCACCAAGCCCTCGAAGCGATGGTGAATCAACGCTGGAACCCGTCCCCACCGTCAGCCACAGCCTGCTCGGCTGGTGACTACAGCGACTGGATTGAGCCGATGCTCAACTCACCTCTCTGGGAGCGCATCACGGTGATTGGCTCTGAAGTCATGGCCTATTCCATGGCCTACAACGTTGCTGGCACGGTTGATCTGGTGCTGCAATTTGCGGACGGTACGCACGGCATCGCGGATCTCAAAACCCAGGGCAGCAAGTCCGCCAAGCCCTACGACACCAAGCCGCAGCTGGGCGCGGGCGTGGACATGATCGGGCAGCACTATCGGCTGGTCTTTAGCCGGTGTCTGACGCTCTGGTCACGCCCTGGCAGCTTCGAGATTCAGACGCACGATGCGCAGGAATGCCTGGATGCCTGGCTGGATGTGGTGGAGCAATACCGCGTCCGCTTCCGCCCTTGGTAGCCGCTGATTAGCCGCACCTAGTCCGTCCCCGCTAGCCACCATGGCACCATTGCCCTGCCGGGACGGCCTGAATACAACACCCTCACGGGGAATAACGGCGGGTCGTGCGGACCATCGGAGTCCCGGCACCTAACAAACCGCAACAACCCTTGACCGCTAGCGTTGGCTAGCCTATTGTTCAAAGCACGGGGGCGACCCCACCGCACACCAACCCATGACCTTTGCGTTCGTCAATCCCATCTGGGATGACTACTGCACCACCGAAGAGCTGCCAGACACCCTCCGCGACCTGATCGCTGCTGGCCTGCCCTTCACCATCACCGCCCTGCCGCAACAGCACCACGAGCCCGAAGCGCCTGCCGATGGCATCGAGTGCCTCACCGCTGCCGAGCGCAACCCTTCGCTCTGCCGTTGATGACTAGCACTAACAAGCCTCAACCCCCAGCCTGGCTCCTGCAGCTAGCCATCACCGACGACACCCACGAGGAAGACGCCATCGACTTCCTCGATGACCACCGCATCCCCTACGCCTCCCACAACCGCAGCTTCCTGATCACCCTCGCCTACCAAAACGGCTGGAGACCCAAACCATGAGCCTCTACGCCATCACCTACCGCTCCGCCTACGACAACCAACGCATCAAAGCCAACCTCCCCACCGCCAACCAAGAAACCCTCCTATGCGCACCCTCCGCCTGGACCACCCAGCAGGTGATCAACGCCTACCTGCAACACCACCCCGGTCAAACCGTTCTCGCCTGCACCCCAACCCATCCCCTTGCCGCGTGACATCACCCGCCCTTCCTGCCTGTATCCCCACCGCAGCGCAGCAGCAACGCCTCAACCGCCGTCAAAAGCGCCGCCGCACACTCTCACTCCGCCGCACGCAACTCCTTGAAAACCTCATCCTCTTTGCCTTCTTCACCCTGTTCTTTGCCATCATCACCGTTGCCGCGTTCTCTTGAAGTCATCCTTGATGACCTCACGGAAGCACGGGCATGCAAGATTGCCGCTCAAGACCGCGAAGAGCGCTGCCTTGACGAATTGGCTGCGCTGGTGGAGGCGGGTCAGCTGGATCTCAAAGAACCGCTCAGTTGGAACGACTGGACCATCTCCCAGCGCTCCCGCAAAACCTACCGCTACCCCGATCACATCAGCGAACAGCGCGAAGCCCTCAAAGCTGCCGAAAAACTCACCATCGCCTTAGGCGAAGCCGAAGTGGTGGTCACCAGTTTCTTTGAGATACGGCAACCCAAAGCGTGATCGCTGCCGCCATGGACCTGCAAACCATCCTTTTGCTGGCCATCGTCTACTGGCTTGTCTGCGCGGCATTCCTTTGCCTTTGCAAGCACCTGTTGCCATGAAGGAACCCTTGCCGCCCTACGACCACCAGCCCTGTTGCATCGTCACCACCACCGGCAACTACCTCACCATTAACAACACCTGGTCACCTGACCCCGCCCAGGCCCGCATTGCAGAGCGCTGGTTCATGGAAAAACAAGCCATGAGCCACAAAATCCCCACCGTGATCATCAGGGCCAAGTGATCACCTTTACCGTCGCCGGCATGCCCCCTGCTCCGCAGGGCTCGAAGCGCCACGTCGGCAACGGTCGCCTCATTGAATCCTCCAAACACGTCAAACCCTGGCGTTACCTCGTCTCCCAGGCCGCCGTCGCCACCAACCAACCCACCATCACCTCCCCCGTCTCCCTCACCATCACCTTTCTGTTCCCACGCCCCAAATCTCACTTCACCACCAAAGGCACCCTCAAACCCTCTGCACCCACGCACCACGCCACCCGCCCCGATGCTTCCAAATGCCTGCGCAGCACTGAAGACGCTCTCGTGGATGCAGGCCTGCTTCAAGATGATGCTCTGGTTGCTCTGGCATCCATCTCCAAGCGTTACTGCTGCCCCAAAGAACACCCCGGCGCCATCATCACCATCACTCCCCTCGCGGCAACCTATCCCAAGCACCAGCCTTCCCATGGAACCCTGGTCAATCGTTGCTGATCACCCCGATAACGGTGAACCGTTTGGCCTCATCATTGACGCCAAACACACTTTTGCCGAAGCCGAAGACATCGCCCGTCAGCTCCTGGCATCCTTCCGCCTCCTTGGCGCCTTCCTCCCAACCCGCCGCCGCTCTACCCACGGCCATTACCTTTTCACCTACACCGTCAACGCCAAATCCAACCGCTCACGCCTCGCCACCATCTGGGCATCCTCCTTCCAAGACGCTGAACTGCGCCTCAATATCCTCGCGGCCGAAGGCATCCTCTTTATGCCCGCATCTGGCTAAACTAGGCAGATGGAAAAAGAAAAAACCCACTACACGCACGAAGAACTCTTAGACATCTGGACGGAGATTGCCGAGTGCATGGCAATCGGCAAAAACGAGCTATCAGTTATCCCAGTTATCCGCTCACGCTGGGGGGTGTCGCGTACTACTGCAGATAAGTGGCTTAACTGCGCCAAACAGTTGCTCTATCAAACCTGGGACAACTCCACGCTGGCCGAAAAGAAAGCCGCTCGACTCCAAACCCTTGAAGCCACCATCAACAAGGCCATGGAGTCCAATCAGCTCTCAGCAGTCGTTGGCGCCGTTCGCTTGCAGTCTGAGTTGCTTGGCTTGTTGCAATGACCGGCTGCCTTGCTGTTCCTGCCCGTAGCCCCCTTTCAGTAGGGCAAGAACAGCGCACCGTCCAAGCCACAACCACCTTCCACGCCTGGCTGCGCGAAGTCTCCCCAGATGACAACTGGGACTGGCCCCACCTCGCCCATATCCGCTCCTACCTCGACGCCATCACCGCTGGCACCCTCAAGCGCCTGATCGTCACCGTGCCCCCGCGCCATGGCAAAAGCCATCAGGGCACGATCCGCTACCCCGTCTATCGCCTGGAACAAGACCCCACGCAGCGCGTGGTGATCGCCGCCTACTCCCAAACCCTCGCCAACACCTTCTCCCGCCAGGCCCGGCGCCTTGCCGCCCAGCGCATGGAGATCAGCTCCGACCGCAAAGCCGTGGAGCAATGGGAAACCCCCGCCGGTGGTGGCTTTCGTGCTGTTGGCGTCGGCGCTGGCATCACCGGTCTTGGCGCCACGCTGGTCTGCATCGACGACCCAGTGAAGTCCCGCGAGGAAGCTGAATCTGAGGCCTACCGCGAACGCGTCTGGAACTGGTATCGCGACGACCTCTACACCCGCCTCGAACCGGGTGCCGCCGTCGTGCTCACCATGACCCGCTGGCACGAAGACGACCTCGCCGGCCGCATCCTCAGCTCCGACGACGCGCCCAACTGGACCGTCATCAATCTGCCGGCCATCGCAGAAGAGAACGACCCGCTTGGCCGCGCCCCCGGTGAGGCCCTCTGCCCCGAGCGCTACGACCTCGACGCCCTCAACGATCGCCGCCGCGTGCTGGGTGAATACGGCTTCAATGCCCTCTTTCAGCAGCGCCCTGCACCACCAGCCGGTGGCCTGTTCAAGCGCTCCTGGTGGCAGACCTACCGCGAGCTGCCGCAGCTAGAGCGCGTCATCACCTCCTGGGACCTCACGTTCAAAGACGGACCCAACACCGACTACGTGGTCGGCCTGGTGATCGGGCAGCTCGGCAGCCGTTTCTACCTGCTGGACTGCATCCGCGATCGGCTCGACATCACCGAAACCATCCCCGCGATCGTCAACACCTTCAACCGCCACAAACCCGTTGCCACCGTGGTGGAAGACAAGGCCAACGGCCCGGCGGTGATCTCCTTGCTCAAATCCAAAATCCCCGGCCTGATCGCCGTCAACCCGCAGGGGGGCAAGTTCTCCCGCGCTGCCGCCATCTCCCCGCTCATCGAAGCCGGCAACGTCCATCTGCCGGAGCGCAGCAGCTGGGCCTCGACCCTCATCGAAGAGGCCGCCGCCTTCCCCAACGCTGCCCACGACGACCAGGTAGACGCCCTGAGCCAAGGCCTGGCCTGGCTGCGTTCACGCCCCACCATCGCCACCAGTGCAGCTGTTTCCTACGGCCAGGGGGCAATCTGGTGACCACCATGGCTAGGGCTCGCCAGCGCAAGTCAGATCCAGGGCAGCTCAGCCTCTGGGATGCGCCTGTGGTGGCCAGCGCACCATGGCCCAGGCCCATGCCCGCGCCATTCCCGGTTGCGGTCACAGCGGCCAAACCCCAGCGCCGCACCACCGGCCTGCTGTATCACGAAACCTGCCCGCGCAAACGCCGCGCCGAGGAGCGCATGGTTGCCGAACACGTCCCCCTGCTCAAGCTGATCATCAAACAGCAGCGGCACAAATACCACTGCCTTGAACTTGACGACCTCTACAGCCTGGGCCTGATCGGGCTGCTCAAAGCCGTGCGCCGTTTTGACCCAGAGCGTGGCTTCAAGTTCTCCTCCATTGCCCTGCCCTTCATCCTGGGCGAGTGGCGCCACTACATCCGCGACCACAACTTCTGGCTCAAGGCCCCCGGCAGCGTGCGCCAGCGGGGCATGCAGGCTCGGCGGCTGCTGGACCGTGGCGAAACGCCGCAGCAGGTCTGCACCATGCTTGGCATTGACCTTGACACCCTCAAGCTCGACCTGCGTGCCACCACCGGCATGGGCCATGAGCTGGGCCATTTCGAGCTGCACAACAGCGATCAGGCCATGGATGCCGGCTGGCTGTAGACAACCGCAGCAGCATCGACTAGGATCTGCTAGTCGGAAGCGCAGGGCACGGCCCGCCACCGACGCATCCCCAAGCATTCCCACCCATGACCGTCACCACCCTCCTGTGGGTGCTGCTGGTTCCGCTGATCGCTGTGATCGGTGTGATCCTCTGGCTCAGCGAGAGCCGCCAGCAACGCATCCGCCGTCTCCGCGCCAAAGGCTGGAGTCAGCAACGCATCGCCACCCACCTCAACACCACCCGGTACCACGTGCGCCGCGCCTTGGCTTAACCCTCAGCGGCAATTTCAAGGCACGGAAGGGTTACCCATGAATGGACGGCAGGCCTGCCATTGACGGCGATCTCTTCGATGCGCCGAACCTGCCGACCTGGAAACATCCAGTCCTGCGGGACATCGAACCCGATCTCAAGCTGCTGAACGACTGCTGGCACGGCCTGCGCGGCAGTACCGCCACCTATTTGCCTCAGGAAGTCAAAGAGCCAGACCGCGCCTACCAGGCCCGTCTGGCACGGGCCACCTATGTGCCCAGCTTTCGCAAGGCCGTAGAAGCCATGAGCGGCATCCTGGCCCAGTACAGCTTGACGGATCTGCCGCTGTCGCTGGAGCAGCAGCTGGATGATGTGGACCAGCTGGGCAACAACCTCACGGCCTTCATGGCCATGGCTGATGCGCTGGCCATGCGCGATGGCGGCTGCGCCGTGATGGTGGAGATGCCGCAGCAGGCAGCGGTGTCATCGGAGGCCGATCGCTTGGCCCTCGGCCGTCAGCCCTACCTGGTGCTCCTGGAGCGGCGCCACATCCTCAACTGGAAGACCGAATACATCGCCGGCCAAGAGGTGCTCACCCAGGCCACCGTGATGGAATGGCGCGAGGTGGAATCCGGTGATTTCGGGTTCACCTTGGAGCCGTTTTTCCGGGTGCTGACGCCTGGCGCGTTTCAGGTCTACAAGCTCAACAAACAGCTAGGCGCCACCACCAAGCTGCAACTGGTGGAAGAAGGATTTACCAGCCTGCAGGAGGTGCCGCTGATTTGGTACTCACCGCAGCCGCAGCGTTGGGGCCACGGGCTGCCGCCGTTCCGCGAGCTGGCCCTACTCACCCTGCAGCACTACCGCAGCCGCTCGGACCTCAACGAACTGCTGCACCGCTGCGCGTTGCCGGTGCCCGTGCGCCGTGGCGCCCTGCTGCTGGACGGCCAGACGCCGCCGCCGCTGGTGATCGGCCCCAACAGCGTCGTCGATGTGCCCGTTGATGGTGACTTTCGGTTTGCCGAGCCCTCCGGCAGCAGCCTCGCCCAGCAGCAGGAGCACCTGCGGCACATCGAAGAGCTGATCAACGCTGAGACGTTGGCATTCATGAGCGGCAAAGAGGCCGTTACCGCGACCCAGGCCAGGCTGCAGGCCGGGCAAGTGCAGAGCGGGCTGATGCTTGCGGGGTTGCAAAAGGCGAGCCTGTTTGAGCAGATCCAGTTCCTTTGGTGCGCCTACACCGAAGAGGATCCCACCGGCAGCTTGAGCATCAACGCCCAGGCGCTGGAAGCCAAGCTTGAACCGCAGCAGGTGGCCCAGCTGCAGGCCCTGGCCGATGGCGGTTACCTGAGCAAGGAAACCACCCTGGAGCTGCTGCAGCGCGGCGGCATTTTGCCGGCTGATTTTGATGTCACTGCCGAGGTGGCCGAAATGGACGGCCGCCAGCAGCAGGAGTTGGATCAACAGCTGGAGCGCGACCGGCAGCGGCTGGAGGGCAACCTGCTGATGCCGCCCACTGGTTTGGGTAGCTGATGGATCCGGCCGACAGCTGGGAGCGGCTCGGCAATGCCCTGCTGGGCCCCTATGAACGTGACATCCTTGACGGCCTGACTGGCGCCTACCGGGCGCTGGAGGGGCGCATTGAAACGGCCTACAAGCGTGCGGCCGATGGAGCCAGCACGATGCCGCTGCAACGGCTGCTGATCCTGCGCGAACAGCTGGGCCAGGAGCTGGGCGCTCTCAAGCTGCCCCCGGATCTGCAACCGGTGGTGAGCAAGGCGTTGCGGGCCGGGCAGCAGGCAGGGGATTACTGGGCCCTGGCGGAACTGCGGCGGGTGGCGCAGAACGCCCCGGCCAATGCCGAGCAAGCGCTCGGGCAGCTGAGCCAAGCGGCCAGCAATGCCGAGGCGATCTTGAGCCCCGGCATGGCGCAGCAAAACCCCAGCGCGTTGGTAGCAGCTGCCCAGCGGCAAGCGGCGCTGGCGAACTATGCCGCCGGTGGTCGCGGCACCCAGGCCTTTGTCCTGCTCAATCGGCTGGTGGAGGTGGATTTGCGCGGACGGATCATTGGCTCGGTGGAGTTTCACTTGGCCAGCGGCGACAGCTGGCGGCAACTGCGCAGCACCCTGCAGAACAACCTGGAGCTAACCAAAAGCCGGGCGCAGATGGTCGCCCGCACCGAGATGGCTGCCGCGATGGTGGAGGGCACAAAGCTCCGCTACGAAGCCGAGGGCATTCAGCAGGTGCAATGGCAGGCCGTGGGCAGCAGCCGTACCTGCGGCTATTGCGCCCCACGCCACGGCAAGGTCTACCGCTTGAGTGAGGTGGTCTGCCCAGCGCATCCCAATTGCCGCTGCACGGTGACGCCGTGGGACCCCGAATGGGAGGAGCTGGGCCTGATCGACCCGCAGGAAGAGGCCAAAGGCCGAGCGGCGGTGCTGGCCGATCTGGAAGCAGCAGGCAAGGAGCCGATCAGCGGACCCAGCCCGTTTGAGCGCAGCTTGGGCATGGAGAAGCCGCCGGAAGCGCTGTGGAGCCCGCTACGTCATAAGCCAGGGGCAACCTAAGCAAAAGGACCCGCCATGCCCTGG